GCTCAGGTCCTCTCCGGGGCCGTACACCGCGTAACTGGCCGTGGAGCCCAAGGAAGCGATCGTCGTGTCGCCAATCAAGATATCGCTGGGCAGCACCTGATACTTGCCCTTGCCAATGCACAGCAGGAGTTCTGCCCATTGCTCGGTCGGATCACCGAAGTACCGATGTATTGGCACCAGTATGTCTGGAAAGCGCTTCGGCGAGCCGGCAAGCTCTGGGATCACATCATTCAGCGCCGGTAGGTTGCCTTTCACCGTGGATAGGTTGACGTCTTTCGAGGTCCGGGTTTGAGTGCTTGGCGTGGCCGGCTTCACCGGGTCGAACGGGTTGCCCAGACCAAACAGCTTGGCCAATGGGCCCGGCTTGAAAATGGTCTTGAGGGCGCTCCCCTTCGGCTCGATGTAGATCGACACTTGGTCGCCTGGACCAACTTCGGTTTCAGCCCATGCGGCGGGAGCAACCAACCCACCGTTCACCACAATGCTGATTGGCGGCACCGGCCTGGGCTCATAGCCCCGAACCTTGGTCTTAAGCCAGGCCTCCAAGGTCATGGCCTGTTCCAATGGATGACGCTCAAGCGCCCCGCCCTCAAGTTTGCTCGGAAAAATCTCGATCACGATGGTATTTCACCTTTGGATATGACCGCTCGAAGTCGATCAGGCGCATGTTGGTCACCCCGGCGATGGGGTTGATCTCGAAGACCCGCAGCTCGCCGTCAATCAGGACGACAACCCCGACATGCGTGCACAGCCCGCCATGGATCACGGCTGCGATCGCTCCCGGCATTGGCGGGCCGATGGGCATGAGGTCTGAGTACTGGGCGTAGGCCTTGGCCGATGAGCGAAGGTCCCGGCGATCGATCGGCCCGAAGGACGGTAGCGGCGGCAGGCCGAGCACCTCCTCGCGAATCGCCAGGACCAGGCCCCAGCAGTCCAGCAGGTATCGGCCGCCCAAGACTTCGCCCCGCGCCCCGTCTTCATACGTCGCGGTGAAATATTTGTCGAACATGGGTTAGAGGTATGTCAGTCCTGGGGCAAAGTCGGTGGTGTAGCGGGCCCTGTTCCACATCATGTTGATCAGGTCGTAATAGCCGGCCTCGACCTGAATGGTGGGGCCGTCCATGGTCCCGCCGAATGAGGTCATCCGGTACGGTCTGTCAGCAGGCTCGCCGGGCACGCTGTACAGGTACTCGCGGTAAACGATCGTGACCCTGGCCTCGGCTGCGAGCGAGGCGTCCAGCAATTGCTGCGCCTCGCCGGTTACATTGTCGATAACGAAGGTCAGCGTCTGGGCGCCGGTGTTGTCCTTTGCCGGAAGGGATACATCGATGGCCGAGGCCAGGAACGTGACCGCCTTGCCGGCCTCGGTGGTTGCCCGGAAATCTTCGAAGTCCTGCACCAGGTACAGCGTCTTGGTCCACGCCGGGCAGGAAATTTCCAGCGTCGAGATGATGTCATCCCCTCCTGAGGCGTAAACGATCTCAAGCGCCGTCATTTCGGGTCCCTCCTCAAGCCGTAGGCCGCGCCAGCGGCGCGACTCACCTTGCCCGTGCCGCGGGCAAACCCACTGGCAATCCTGTCCTCAGCAGCATCAAGGATCACCGCCAGTTCGCCTTCGGACATTTCCCGACGAGCCCGCACTGGCGGGCCGTTATTGATGATTTTCAGCGCCCCAGGCTGCGTCGAGTTGTTAGCCACGCTGTCCAACGTTCGATCAAGCTTCGCGCTGGTTTCAGCAGTAGTAACCCGCTCCCCCTTCTTCAAGTTCCAGGTGCCGTCAGCCGGCACGTAATCGATGCCATCATGCGCCTGGCCGTCGAGGGAAGCGCCCACGGCGGTCATCAGTACACCAGCGGCGCCGGCGGCTGCGATCGCAGCCCCGGGCGCAATGGCCGGGCCAACGAACGGGACACCGATCATTGCAGTGAACGCACTTAGCGCGGCCATTGCCACCTGGGCAGCCGCGTAGGACATCAGCGCATGCCCCATGGATTGGATAAAGGTCGATGCAAAACCCTGAACGTCCAGTTTCCCGGTTTCAGCCCACTGGGTGAGTGTGTCGGTCAGATTCTGAAACGTATCGGCACCAACGCTCTGCATGCTGCCATAGAGGTCCATCGCCGCCTGAGCCTGGTTGGCAACACCACTGATGAACCCGGCGGTACCGTTTTGCTGCAGCTTGTCGAGGTCATCGAAGTAACGCTGCTGCATTTCCAAGCGCTCAGCCAGGGCATCCTTGAGCACCGATGTTTCCTGCTCATACACAGACTGACTGATTTTGTTGGTGTTACGCTGTTTGAGCAGGTCGGCCATCTGGTCTTGGTAGTCTTGCTCGATCGCCACCATTTCTAATGCGCGCTGCCGGACTTCGTCGCTGTTGTAGGCGTTCCCGAAATCGACATTCAAGCCGCGCTGATCAATTTTCAATTGGTGCTTGACCGAGGTTTTGAACTGGCTGACAGCCTGAGCGTCCTCGTTTGCCTTCTTAAGCTGCTTCAGGCGATCAAGCTCTGTGGCCAGCTGCTTAAGCTTCTCCTGACGCTGATCGCTAAGGCCTTTGAGGTTGCCCGACTCGATCTCGAACTGCAGCTTCGCGACTTCCGTCGCATCCTTGCGCTTGTCGGTATCTGTGTTGATGAGGGAGATCTGTCGCTTGTAGCCCTCCTCCACCGTATCGAACTGGCCTTGAAGCTTCTTGGCGGCTGTCTCAGCAGCCTTGGCGGCGGCTTGAGCCTCGGCTGTCGGCGCTTTGAAGGTACCTTTGGCGCCCTCCTTGTTGACCAGAGCCAGCGCATCGGCGATCTCCTTTATCTTGCCGCTGGCTTGCCCGGATGAACCCGCTTGGTCAACCTTTACCCAAAGCTTGTTGTAGCGCTCATCCATCTTGTCGAGATCCTTCCCGACATCGCCTGCAAGCCTCGATGAGTTTTCCTTGATCTTGTCGATAGCCTCGAGGGGCTTCGACATATCGACGCCTTCAAAGGAGCCACCGACGATGGTCACCAACCCAGATATCGATCGACCGGTGAGCTCAACCGCGTACGCCAATGCCAAGGCAGTCTTGGCACCGAAGTCCATGACCATGCGCAGCCCATTGGAAAGCGCGGTCATCGTCTCCGTGTCCTGGCCAAGGTCGGAAAGAATTCCTGAGTAATCGCTGAGCGTGGGCATGAGGGCCAACGCCAGCTGATTCTTAATTCCCTCCATCGATTGCTGGGCCAGCCAGCCGGCAGCGGCCAGGTTCTTCGTGGCCGCAATCGTCTTCTGATCCATGATCGCGCCAGCCTTCTCGGCGGCATCACCCAAAACATCGAAGCCAGCGCCGTTATCACGCAGCAGAGGTAGCAAGAGCGTTGCGTCGTTCGCCAACGACTCCATCTGCTGGGTCATTTCAGCCTGGCTGAGCCCTGCCTTTTCCAGACTGCTTGCGAACAGCTGCAAGGCCTGGGGGCCTGAAAGGTTGCGGAACTGCTCGGCAGTCACGCCAACCTTCGGCGCGATCGTTTTGAAGAAGTCCTGCAGCTCTCCACCGCCGTTTAGCAGGAAGTCACCGACCTTGTCGTTCACATCCTTCAGGATATCGGCAAACTTGTCCGACTCGATGCCAACGGCCTTGGCGCCGGCGGCATATCGCTGAAACTCGTCGGTATTGCTGCCGGCGACTGACGCCAGGCGGCTGATTTCATTTGCAGCGTTGACCGTCGAGACGGTGAAGGCAACAAGCGCCGTCACCCCTGCAGCAACTGCAGCTCCAACAGCCGTGCCGACGGCCTTGGCATTTTTCTCGACATCCTTTCGCCACTTCTCGGAGCTACGACCAGCTTTGTCCATGCCGTCTACAAAGCCGCCAATCTTGGCAATGACATCCAGGGTCAGGGTGCCCAGAGACCTAGAAGCCATACCCTTCTCCAGCTAAACGAAAAGTGTCACGCCCAGGTGCTCATCGCCTCTTCCAGCGTGATTTCCCGGTCGTCATGTTCATGCGGAGCAAAGTCCGCGACGGTGTAGGGTGCAGGCCGCTTCTGGGTGTCGCGGTGCAAGTTGGCAGTCAGGGCAGCAAGCATTGCTACAGAGCGCTCAATGCGCATTCCGAGATGCAAGGATCCCCTGCGCTGTCGAAACTTCACCCACGAGCGGAACTCGCTCAGGCTGAGGGTTTCCTTGGCTTGCGCGATGGTTTGGCCGCCGACGCCGGAGAGGACGAGCTCGTGCCAGATTTCGTCGAATTCGGTGAGCTCTGCGTCTTTCCCAGGTCGTTCACCTCTTGGATCGCTAACAACAGCGCGACCGATAGGGCGCCGTCGAGAGATCCCAGGCGCTTGGTGCTGTTGGAGTCTTTCTCAAGCTCGACGGGATCAAGTGGACCATGCGTGATATCCAACGGGCTGCTGAACACCGGAAATCCGCGCTCATCGCAGATCGATGCCGCGATCTTCCCAGCGACAGTGTCATGCTTGCCGTTGAACGAAAGAACATCGTTGACCGCGGTCTGGAAGCCCAAGGGCCGAACAAACACCGTTGCATCGAAGTCGGTGCCGTTCTGCCGCCATTTGATCTTCTTCTCTACAGGGCGACCAGTGAACGAGCCGGCGCTCTTGAGCGCTTCGAGTGTCAGGTTCATGGGTTCCCTCAGGCGTTAGTGGTTTTGCGAATCCAGGCGGAGCCGCCGGAACGCTGAATTGTTGCTGCGGTGGTTACCGCGGCGTTCGCGGCAAAGTCGAATGGGAAATCAGCGACATAGCCATCGAACAAGAACCAGGTACGAGTGTTTGGGAGCTCAAAGTCATTCCCCTCTTGGTTCACAGTCGGGGGAATACCGGTCCCGTCAGACCAGCCAACGACCCAGTGAATGCTCTCACCACTGTCGTCTTCGGAGAGCTGATACAGCCGGACATGCGAGGCATTGCGAGGGTCGGCATTGATGGTCAGCGAAGCCTGGCCAGGGGTGCGAAGACCTTTCAAATATTTACGGACCTTGTCGCTGAGGCAGGTTACTTCGACCTGATCGGCCGGGTTGCCACCGGGGTTGAAAGCAGTAGCGCACTCAACCTCAATCACCTCGAAGGTCGCCGGGTTTGCAACGGTAGGCACCAGAGCGTAGATCTCGGTACCTTGGGAAAGCATCGCCATGGGTATCTCCAATTGCGGGCAAAAGAAAACCCGCACTTGGCGGGCTATTGGGGGACTGACAGCTACCGGAGGACAATCCAGTCCACATCGAAGCTGGCTCGGTAGTTCTTCGTGGTGGGGTCGCGGCCCTCGCCGCCCCAGCGGGTCACGTAAGCACGCAACTCGAGGGCATCTCGGATCGCATCGCGGACCTGGCGCACTGTAGTGCCAGTGGCACCGTACACATCAATTTGCAGCGTGACAGCGTCTGCATCGGGCCGTCCGGCTAGGTAATTCTCTGGCTCGCCGTTGACCAACTGCCACACCGCATAGGGCTTGGCCACACCATCCGGCGCTTCGCCGAACGAATAGAGTCGAAGATTTTCGCCGGTACCGAGCAGCGCCGTGACGGCCGCCGCCTGGGAGCACACTTGAAAAATCGGTGGTGTCATTAGGATGCTGCCTTCTTCGCAGCGCGCCGGATGGCGCGGTCTATCGCCTTCTCGTATTCAGTGACGAAGGTGTTGGTGACCTCGCTGATGCTGTTGGCCAGGGCCGGGCGCATGAACGGCACGGCGCCCATGTGCTCAGTACCGAATTCGATCAGGCGCCAGTGCGGCGTTGGGGAGTTCGGACTCAGGTCGCCGCCATCCTTGAGCACAGCGCCGTGTAGCACGCCAATGCGAAAGCTCAAGTCGCCGGTCTGCTTGAACAGCTTGCCGTTCCAGCGAAGCGCGATATTGTCCGCGATCGAGCGGCCCGTTTCCTTGTCGTCGATCCGCTCAGCGCCTTCCTTGGCCTTCTGGACCACAACCTGGGCGGCCTTCCGCAAAGCCGCCCGACCGCCCTTTCGTCGAACGTCATAGCTGACCGAATCCAACTTTCCCAGCAGGCTGTCCAAGCCGGTGATGTTGAACTCGACACCGTCAGCCATCCTTCACCCCCTTCGACACCATGATGGTTAGGTACTCCTGGCCTGACTTGTCATCCTCCAGGGGTGGACCTTCGATGCTGTACACCTCGCCGCGGTAGATGATCCGCATTGAGGACAGGACGCCCGGCCGGTAGCGGATCACCATCCGTTTTGTTGCTTCGGATTGGGCGGCCTGGGCGGCGACCAAGTCGCGGGCTGACAGTGGTTCAACCTGGGCGGGGCATTTGGGCCATTTAGCCACCCACGCGGGCTCCGAAAATTCACCGGTATCTGGGTCCCGGGCCTCCGTGAATTCCTCGATGTCGATCCGATGTCGGAGCTTGCCGGCCTGCATCACACACCCATCCGGATGCGGTGCGGCATCAGAAGGTGCTGGGACGCCAGCGGCAGCTCCGTGGCAATGGTGCCGGTGACGACATCCTCGCGGTTGGCGAACAAGTGGCCCAGCTTGAGCAAGCAGGCCGCCTGGATCTGGGCATTGATCACCATGCCATAGGCGATTGCGTCGGCCTGGTCGTAGGCGTCGGCCAGCACCTGCCGGGCATGCTCAAGCAGGCGGCAGCGTAGCGCATGGTCCGGCTCAGCCTCGGCGTCGGCCACGGCGGCGGCATTCGCCTCTTTGGCCGCCCGCATCGCCGCCGGAACGCCGGCACGGGCCTGGTCGAGCGCTACCTGATCCAGATAGAAGCGTCGATTGAGGAATTGCATCGCCGCCCCTTCTGCCGCCTCAAGCTGCGCCTGTACCAGCACCTGGTCGTCTGGCTCGGCCAGCAGGTGATGCATGGCGATGTCGATGGCAATGACGGACATGATCAGTCAGCCTTTTTCTTGGCGGTGGCCTTGGGCTTGGTCTCGGTGGATACCGTTGCTGAAGTGGTTGCGGCCGCTGGATCATCACCCTGAGTCAGGTCGACCAAGGCCTCATCACTGCCCTCATCCTTTTGGGCGTACCCCTTCTGAATCAACTCGCGGCCGTGCTGCTCATCGGCGATGAACGCGCTACCTTCGACCAGGGTTTTCCCGCCCAGGTAGAGCGGTTTCAATGTCTTCATCTTCATGACAGCCTCCAGCGGGCCGCTGCGCGGGCGGCCCATTCAGGTCAAGGGGTGGTTGGAGCAGTGAAGTTGCCGTAGATGAAGGCCTCGGGTCGCTTCACCGCAAGCGCCACGCGCTCTTCGCAACGGATCGAGATCATGTTCTTCTCGAAGTCGTCGGCGTTCTCGGTCGAGATCACCACGTTGGCGTCCTCGCGATCGAACAGCTGAGCCCCCGTCTGGAAGGCGCCGGTCAGGAACTTGCCCTGGAAGGCGGCGATTTCGGTGGCAACGACCGGCAGGCCCCACAGCAGCGGCCCGGTCAGGCCCAGCGGGTTGGCTAGGATGTAGCGGCCGAGGGTGTCCTTAGTCAGCTCGATCTTCGCCCAGTCGATGAAGTGCAGCACGTGGCCCGAGGCGGGCAGGCGCGCCAGCTGGGCCTGCAGCATGGCCAGGCGCAGGTCATCGATACCGGATTGCTGATCGACTTCGAACGCCGCCGCGAAAGCGGTGGCCTGCGGCACAATGCCATGCAGGTGCACGCCCGTGCCGTCACCGAACAGGATTTCCTGCTCTTCGGCGTACTTCAGGCCGTAGCGCATCTCTGTATCGATGGTGGACTGCAACTGCGCGAAGTCGTCCAGGATCTGCTTGGAGGCCTTGAACATGTGAGCGATGGTGCTCACCGGGGTGATCTTGGTAGCGAATTGGATATCGCTGTACGGCTTCGCGGTGTTCTCAGCCACGACGCGCGCGGCATTGGTGAAGCCTGTCTGCTGTACCCAGAAGATCGCGGGAGAGGTGGTGCGGCCTGGGGCAATCAGGTCGCGGATGAACAGACGCTGCTTCGGCTCGGCATCGATGCCAGGCAGGCGCTGTGGCTCGACCACGCCCTCGGCAACGCCGGAACTGATCAGGGCGGCCTGAACCGGCACGCTCACTCGGCGGTTGCCCTCTACGCTGGCTGCGAACTGCTTCAGCGCTTCGCTCTTGATCACGACGCCGCCAACGGTGTCGCGGGGGGTAGCCGAGCTATTGCCCGGGTTGCGCACCAGCTCTTGTTCCATTTCACCCAGGCGAGCCTTCAGTTGCTTCTCAGCCTCGGTGAGCGAGTTGAACTTGGTGGCCAGCTCGTCGACGGCGGCTTTGGTTTCGGTGGAGAGGGAGCCAGCTTTCTTGGCCTCGCTCAGCGCGTTCTCGGCCTGCTTGCTGAAGTCGTCGGTGGCCTTCTTCAGTTCAGCCGAGACGCTCTTCAACAGTTCTGCGGTGGATTCGCTCATGGTTTTGCTCCGGTTTGGATAGCTGCTGCCGAGAACCGCGCAAGTGCGGCTTGTAGGTCGGCGATGGGGTTGGCCAGGTCGGCCGGTGTTTCGGCAGCGTTCTGCTTGCCGGAGCTGGTAGCGCCAGGCGTACCAGCTTTGAGGTCTTGAATCAGTGCGCGGCGATCCGTGCGCGACATGCCCTGTTTGGCAAGGATCACGTCCAGGCGACGGGCGGCTACCTGGTGAGGCGCGGAGGCCTGCGGGTCTTCCTGGATGGCATCCGAATCAAGCAGGCTGTCAGCGAAGCCGGCCTCGATTGCGGCGCTGCCGCCCATCCAAGTCTCCACGTCCATCAGCTTGCGCATCGCCTCCGGTTTGTCGCCGGTGCGAACCGAGTAGATATCGGCAAGCGTTCCGTCGATTTGCTCGAGAAAGTCGGCCACCTCGCGGATCTCGTTGCGATCGCCTGCAGCCATGGTCCAGCTGTTGTGGATCATCAGGAACCCGGCCCGCGCGACCTGAATCTCATCGGCGGCCATCGCGATGAACGATGCGGCCGAGGCAGCCAGGCCCAGCACTTGTACGGTCACCTTGCCCTTGTGCTCGCGCAGCAGGTTGTAGATGGCCAGACCTTCGAAAACATCGCCGCCAGGGCTGTTGATCTTCACAGTCACATCGTTGTCGCCGATGGAGCGCAGCGCGGCGCTGATGCGCTTAGCCGTTACGCCTTCGCCAGTCCACCAGTCGAAGCCAATCGGGTCGTACATGGTGATGGTGTTGTCGTCGGTCGCTGCTGCCTTGATCGACGGGTTCCAGCGCTCCAGCGCCATCGGCATGAGATCGCAGTGGATCTGCGCGCGCGGGCGTGCCGCCGGAGCCTCCGGAATGGTCTTCAGTGTCATGAGTTACTCCAGGGTCAGGCTGCTTTGAGCAGTGGCAGTGAGATCAGGGCATGGGCCATCACTGGGCCGTCGGGGTTGCCAGATTCCAGCGCCTTGGACGCCAGGTCGAACGCATCACTGATCGCCCCCTTGTCACCGCTCTGGTTGGCGGCGGCGATGCGCAACATGAAGGCGGTGGCCGCCGGCGACATGCCAGCTGATTGCTTGCCCAGCTGGTCGAGCGGCACAAGTGCCGATTGAACGGTGAAGGTATCGCCACCAGGGATCGGGGCCAGGTTTTCGAGACGGCGCACTTCGTTCCGGCTCATCCATCCATTTTGCAGGGCTGTGTTGTACCAGGCGCCGCGGCCGGCGCTGTCAGCGCGCAGCAGGCCCTCGACCGCAAACTCGGCAAAGAACTCATCGGCATCAATCTCACCGATCAGGCATCGAGTGATTTCCTGTTCGATGTTGACGAGCAAGGGCCGCAAGCTGTTGGTCAAGAAATGCAGGTTCTGCGCCTCAACCGAACTGGCCCAGCTGGACTGCTTGTCCATGTGCCCCACCATGAACGGCGGCACGCGGAACCAGCGGCAGATTTCCTCAACGTTGAACGACCGAGACTCCAGCATCTGAGCCGCCTCAGGGTTCATAGTGATGCCCTGATACTTCATGCCGGCCTCGGCCACCATGATCTTGCCGGCGTTCTTGGAGCCCATGAAGGCACCAAGGCTGGCCCTCAGCTGCTCACGCTGCTCTGGCTTGAGTAGCGTGTCGCTGCTGAGGATCCCGGAGGCCTGCATGCCTTGGGCGAACACCTTTGCCGCGGCCTCCTCCGCCGACATGGCCGAGCCGAAAATGTCACGGCCTGTGGTCACGGGAAGCATGCCGCACACACCATCCAGACCGAACCCACGGATGTGCATCAGGCTCTTTTCGGGAATGTCCCGATCGGTGCCGTTCTCGACGTAGGTGTATTTGAGCCTGCCGTTGTCCTGCCGCTTCACCTTCATGCACTGAGGCAGAAGCGGCACCAGTGCGACCAGCCGGTTGCCAATGAACTTCTTCTCAACGAAGGCATTGCCTCTAAGGCAGATGCTCGCCACCACCAGCAGCATGAAGCGTTGCGGAGTCATTTCGCTGTTTGGCACCCGGCACAGCAGCCGGAACAGAGGGTGATCCTTGGCGGTTTCTCGTGACCCATCGGGCAAGCGGCGGTATAGCTTCAGGGGCAAGGTAGAGACCGACTCCGATAGCAATCGCACGCAGGCCCAGACGGTGGACAGCTGCAGCGCCTTGTCGACCGTGACGTGCTGGCCGCTCGCCGAGCTGCCGAACCATTCCTGCCAGAAAGCGCCGTCCTTCAAGCTGATGGGCACGCCCAGCCAGTCCAGCACAGCAGACTTGATCCGCCCTGGTTTCTTTTCGCGTGCCATTACAGTCCCACCATAATCGGGTTTTCAAAGAAGCCGCTTGCGTCCGGTTCGCCAGCGTTCGCCAGCACTCGCCCGATGGCCATGATCAGCGCGACTGCGCCGTCTATCTTGTTGTCGTCGCCCTGCTTGATCGGGCGCACTACGTCGTCATTGCCCGGCAAAAACTTGCCGATCACGTTGCCGATACACCAGGTCATGATCGGGTTGCCGTCGTGATGGAACCGGCCAGCGGTGATAGCCGCTTCCAGCTCCTTCATGGCGTCGGACATGTTTGTGTAGTTCTGCGTGATGGTGATCGGGTTGAATCCCTCGTCGTCGAGGTCGTGGCTCAGGCCTGTCGCGCCATGCGGGTCAATAGGCGACTCCCGTAGCGGCGCCTGGTGATTGGCTTCCTTGGTATCTTCAAGGATCTCGCGGTAATCAATTTCGGCGCCGTCTGTCACATCCAGGTGCTTGGAGTTAACCCAGGCCTGAAATCGCTCTGACATGCGCTTGTTGTCGGTATTGAATGCCGTGTCGTAAGGCACCCAGAACTTAGGGCCGACGCTGTAATAGTGCGTCTTGCCATCGATGACCCGCCAGAACAGCCGCGCCCGCGAGTTCATGTCGAGCTTGCGCGCCAAGTCGAAGCCAGCAATCCACTCCTGACCTTCGAACTGCTCCAGGGTCAGGGTCGTGTCTTCGCAGGCTTTCCAGTCCTCCATGTTGAAGAAGCCAGACTTGGCGCTCACCCAAAGGTTCAG